TCCTCATAAGTTATTCGATTTATCTCGTTATTATAGTTGTTTCCGAGATACTCCCATTTTATACTTTTTTCTCCTAGTTTGTCAAGTATAGCTTTTTCAACACTTTCAGCCGTATCTTCATCATGTTCAATAGTAAATTTTGCATGATGGTCATAAGCCCAGATATTTATAAGAGTTTTTTTCATTTACACACCTTTATGTATGAAAAAAGGGCGGTTTTAAAGCCGCCCTTTTTAAAATGTTTATTAAACGTTACCTGAACCGAACGCTCCTCTTGGATCAGAGAATCCAAAAACATATCTCTCTCTAGCTTTGTATCTTACATTGCCAGTATCAAAATCACCTTCCATTGAAGTTTTGATTGGTGATCTTACGAAATGTTTCAGACCGTTAGGTACATCTGTTTTAATCATCCATCTATTTGCGTTAGTGAAATAGTGGTTAATAGCGTATCCTTGCGGAACCATTCCCATATTTCTAACAGCATTGATGTCGTTGTCAGCTGTGCCCGTTCTACCTTGAGAAGACATTAATCTGTCTGCTACAAATTGAAGAGCAGGTGGAATTACTAATTTCATTCCTTGTGCTGCAATCAATAAGCCTCTTTCATCAGTCATAGCTGCGATTTGAATCAAAGCTGCTTCTAATGAAGTCTCATTAAGTTGAGACGCAGTAGTTAATCTATTGCTGAAAGTTCCAGCCATAGTTGGGTGTGCTGTACTAAACAACGGTTGACCATCGCCACCAGCAAAGCCTGCTGCGTAACCATTATTGATTACAGCTGCCGCTTTAACTTGTTTAGTGTTTGCCATAGATCTTGCTAACGCTTTTGTATATCTAGACGCAAGTCTGTCATACAAGTTATCTTCGATAGCTTCTTCTGTGATTGCAAACGCTAATGCGATTGTTTCGTTAGTGTAACGTGCTGTGAAAGTTTCTTGTGCATCGTCAAAAGTAACACCTTGACCTTCAGGTTTTACTGCTGCATTTGCGAAACCACTTAACATTACTTCTTCTTCAAAAGCTCTGTCAGATGTTTCTGTATCAAAAATTTCAGCATGCTCGTTAGCATAGTTTTTGTACTCAAGTCCAAATAGTGCATTTAGACCTGGCTCTAGTTCTTTAACTAGTTGTGCTCGTGATATTGCCATAATTTATATACTCCTATTTAGATTATGCGTATAAACCAGCGCCACCAGCGATCGCAACAATAACGTTTCCACCTGCAACAGTGAAATCTTTATTTTCTGGATCGTTGCCGTAAGCAACTAATTTAAACATTGCCGTTGCACCAGCTGAACCAATATCTAAAGTAGTAATTGATTGACCACTTTTGTTATCAGTTGCAGTGTAGTTATTTACGTTGAAGTTGTTTGCTCCACCCATTAGGGTTTGTGCAACAGCCGCATCCGCTTTCACTTCATACTGTTGAAACGGGTTGTTGATTATAAACGCTTCAATTTCATTTGAACCGTTGTTGTAATTTACTGATGTAGTTTGACCTGCAACAATGTTATTGCTGAAAGTTGGTTTGCCTGAAGCGTCAATAAAGAATGCTCCATTAAACACACCTGTTAATAATGCGTCTGCATTATTAGCCCAAGCTGTTCCACCGGCTCCACCATCATCTGTAAGTGTAAACGATGCATCTTGTTGGTAACCTTGATTGCCTGCATCTTGTGTAGACATAGGATCACCTTTATTAGTTGCAACGCCTGGTGCTGTTTGGATTCTGTACTCCGCTTGACCAGATGTAGCTGGAGTTTGTCCAACTGTATTGATCGCTCGAAGTCCAAATCCTACTGTACTTGCATTTGCCATAGTTTTTGTTCCTTGTTATGTACTGACCCACACGGGTCAATACGGATTTATTTTATTTTTGTTGGGTAGGAATTACTAAATAATTAGTCTTTCTTTGTACCACCAAAAGTTACACGAGTATTAGATTCTCTAGAGAATTTCATACTTGGGTGCTGTTCCTTCATAAGATCGTTATTAATTGCTTCTTCTTTATCAGCAGTTTGCTTATTGTAATAAGCATCCATTTGAAGTGCAATCTCTTCAGGTATCCTAGCCAGCAATAGGCCTCCTACTCCGATGATCCCTGCGTATTTGCCGTCTGTTTCAACTGGGTAATTTGAATCTGGATATTCCTCGGATCTAACCAATTCGAATCCTGATCTCAATTGAGCTGCTATGTTTTTTGTATCTTGAAAACCCATAGTTTCTGCTCTTAACCATTGATGACGATAACCGTCTGGCGCAGGCGGTGCATCTAGTGGTGAGGGTGGAGCCCAAGTTGTAGGTTTCTTTTCCTTATCTCTTGTTTGGCTCGCACGAGAAGTTTTTATTTTTTCATTTTCCATATGCTTATGCTCCTTCCGTGATGTTTAATTGTTTCGCATACTCTTCGAGTGGCACACCTAATCTTTTAGCAATTGCTACCTGTGAAGGTGTGAGCTTGACAGTTTTTTTGCGTCCTGTTGAGGCTGAACGTTTAGCCGAGGCTACATTTTGAACCGGTTTGGCTCTTTCTGTAGTATTGCCTTCTATCTTATCAAATTTGTGCGGAAATTCAACTCTTATTCTTGAATCAACTTCAGCATAGTATTCGTCAGATTTAGGGTCATAACCTTCTTCTTCTACAAGCTTTTTATGTATATCAAAAGCCGTATAAGTCATAGCAGAATCACTACCAAACCATGCATTTTTAGATGCCCAGTCTTCTGCCCTAGGGTCTGTGACTGTTGGTTGTGTAGTTCTTTGAGGGGTAATATTTACCTCTTTTTGTTGTTTAGGTTCTTCTGCTGTTGTTTTTAGATTATTTAATCGTGCAGCGTCCATCGTTAAACTTGCAATTTGTTCTTGCGCTTTAACTTGACCATCTACATCTTGAGCTTCAATAGCAGTTTTAAGTGCTTGTTTAGCTGCACTCAAATTACTTGTTACTCTGCTTTCAAATTCAGAAACATAAGATTTATCTAATTTAGATAATCTAGTTTCAGTTTCTTCTTTTTGTTTATTAACAGCTTCAGCAAAAGCAATAGCTTCTTCTTTTTGCCTTTCTGCTTCTCTCATTTTACGAGTAAGTTTAGCAATTCTTTTTTGAACTCCATCACTATATTCTTTTAACTCGTCTTTGTTTTCTTCAGCTTTTACTTTTGTTTCATTTTCAAAAGTTTTATCTTCAGCAGGTTGCTCTTCAACTTTTTCAACCTCTATTTTTTCTTCTACCGGTGCTTCAGTTTTTTCTGGTTCACCTTTATCATCTAAATTAATTTCAGCTCCTACTGTTTCACCTACGTCAATTAGATCATCTACTTTTTGTTGGTCTTGTGCTTCTGGCATAGTTCCCTTCCTATGTTTATATTAAATGAAGAATCGATTCAGGATCTTTAATAGTTCCTAGAACTTCATCATCGTTAAGTATTCGCACTTCTCCACCTTCAATTGGTAATCGTGAACCCGCGTAACGAGCAAAAATTACCCAATCTCCTTTTTTACACCAAGGCTCACCAAATTTATCTTTGTCCTTGTATGCTAAATCTCCCATCTTTAAAACATAACCACAAGTGGTTGCTATTCTAGCTTTGTCTAAAGATTCTTGAGAAAATAAAATTCCACCTTTAGTTTTTTCTCTAGGTGTAAAAGGTAAAACTAAAAGCCTGTAACCAGAAGGTTCTGGTAATTCATCTACAGTTTCAGTTCCTATGTTATCTGGATGTAGAGGTTCTTTTGTTTCACCTATGTTATAAGATTTTTCTTCGTTGTATTTGTCTTGAAGTCCTAATTTAATTTTTGGAACTTCCTTGTCCGTTTCCGATGTCGATAACGTTTCCTTGCTCATCTTGTTGCTCCTTCGGTTTTAGCAGGTTAGAGATTTCCTGTAATATTATTTGATAGGCTTGTGCCTGACCCAATAAATACTTGTATTTTTCCATGTTGTCAACCCCACCTGTAATCATAGCATCTCCTATTTGTTGTAGAGTAACATCAATTCTTCTTCTTAACTTTTCTACTATCATTAAATCGTCCATCTTCTCTCCTATAATTTAAATTGTTGCAAAACTTTTATTTTCTCTTCAGAAGCTGCAATCTTTTCTATTAGTTTATCTACTTCATCTATATGTTGAGGATGCTCTCCAATACCTACAGAATTTTCCAAGTAAATTTTAAGCGTAGCATCAGCTTCTAGAATTTGAGCTTCGTATCTAGCCTCAAGTGCATCTATTATTGCTGTTCTCATTTTTTATTCCTTCTTTTGTTTAAAAGTTTGACACGTGAGTGCCAACACCATTCAGTCATTTTAATAACATACGTCTCTACAAACGCAATAGCATTATCGAGTTTTCCAAAAAAAGAATATAAAAATTTATCTAACACTTCCACCTTCTACGTGCCTGTCGAAGTCTCGAATTTGGATTGGCCGCAGCTTTGGGG